TCTTTAAAAAATATATTTGTTTCTACTTCATTAATAAAACCTCTTACAGAAGATATAGTTTGAGGATTATTATGTAAGGAATTTACTTTTAATTTTAGTTCTGTTCTTGACGGCGATATTTCATTTATAAAAAATAATAAACTTGAAGTATTTAATATTTTTCTTCGGAGTAAATTTAATTTAATTTTGTATTTTCCGGATATGTACCCATATTTACCTAATTCGGCAACGGGATCCATATTAATTTCATTAAATAAACCTTCCGTATCTATTCCTTCAGGAGGAAAAGTATATGATGTAAAATCTAAATTAGATTGTAGTGTTTGATCATTTAAAGATAATATATGTAATTCTGCAAAGTCTTCATCTCTTCCAAATTTTCTTGTTAATTCTCTAGAAGCAACTTGAGTAGGCTTAAATTTAAAATCTTCTATTTTTTCAATTTTTTCTGCCATTATTTTAAGTCATTTAAATCAGATGCCGTTGTTAAATCTGGATATCCTCGAGAAGGTACATCTGCTGCTGAAGGTAAAATAATTTGATATTCATCTCTGTCTCTGCCTGGTTGATATTTTTGTGTTAATATATCTTTTGTTTCTGTTCTTATTCTACGAGCTTCTCCTTTATACATAAAGAATGACTGTCCATTTTCTACTTTTAAGAAAGTACCATTACTATAAACTGGGTGTTCTTTTTCTTGAGATATTTCTGCATTTGATAATTCTAATATTTCATCTTCAAGAACTTCTATTCTATCTAATAATGCTTCTATTTGATCATCTTTAGGATCATAAAAATCATGTATATAGTCTCTACTTTGATTAAATAAAGTTGAATGTGATAATCTTCCTGTTTTAGGAATATCATAAAAAAGACTATCATATGTTTGAAAGAGATTTTTTATTTTAACATCAGAACTTCTATTATCTGTTTGTATTAATTCACTAAATGATAAGTCTAAAACACTATTTACATCAGATCTACTATATAATTTTTTGGATATTTTTATATTTTCTTCTGCCATTATCTAACTACTTTAAAATGATAATTATCATCATATACTATTGTTCCTTCGTCGTTTTTATGTTTAAATAATACTCTATAATACCTTTCAGGTTGTAAACCATTCATAAATATTTTAAAATACATACCCTCACTATCAGCACTTAATCTTGTGTATCTATCGCTAAAAGGTATAATTTCTTCTTCTGTATGTGCATCTCTTACACTGTAAAAAGATGATGTTGTAAAATATCCTGGATTTAAATAATTTGAAGATGAAGTAAACTGTCTTACTGGGTATTTATCTCTTACATGGATTCTAAAAAATGCCTCATCATTTTGGTTATATTCTTCTTGATTTCTGTAAAGTGAAACACTTAATTCTCCGTTTTGTTTAGCTAATGATTGTGAATTATGAATACTATCATCCCATTTAAAACATAATTTAGGAGGAAATATAGTATGTGTGTCAGATGAAAAATATTTCATTTCACCAAAACTACTAGATGTATCTTGCTCTACTGAGTCTGGTTGTTTTATTAAAAAACCATGATTATCTATACCTGTTGGGTAAGTACTATTAGCAAATAAACTTGCACTGTATTTCGTAACAATAGTAGTAACATTTATATCTGTGTCTAGATTATCTCCACTTAAAAATTGTTGAGATCCTTGAAAATTGCTACCAGTATACCAAACACCACCACCTTTTGTAAGACCTAAAGCATCTATTGATCCTGTAGTTCCTGCTGCAAAACTTGATGTTGTCCATTGGGTTTTTGTTGTGTCATTGTCTCTATAAATCCAAGTTGCTCCATTTGAGCTTGTAGGTAAATTTGAAAATCTACCTGTTCCTTCATCCCATGATTGGGAAACAGCAAATACCTCTAAATTAAGAGTACTTACTAAATTTTTATGTTCTGTTGAAAGTAACTGTAATGTTACCGAAGGTGCTGCCCCATTAGCACTTGGATTATTAAAAGCAGAAGATCCTATTTTATCCGAAATTGTTGATTTAATTTCTTCATTTTTAAATTTAATTAAAATTCTTGAAGGATAATATCTTTGGTCTGAGCTTCCTTTTTCTTTTACAATTTCAAGAATTTCATCATTCCCAGTGTTCATTGTAGTTCTATCTGGGTGATTATATATTGTAGTATCAAGTTCGGGAAATATAAAGTAATATGCCATTTTTATTTTTTTTAGTAGCCACCTCCTCCACCACCTGAACTTGCTGCGCTACCGCCACCGTTGCCGCCAGTTGATCCTCCTGAAGTGTTGCCTGTTGTTATACCTGATGCATTGTAACCATAAGTTGTTACTCTACCTTTAATATCTGAGTTAGGAAATTTTAATTCAAATATACTTGGGTCTAATGAAGGGTAAATTACTCCTCCTTTAGTTGCTTGACCAAAATCATACTTGTATTGTGAGTATCCTACGTCAATTCCATTAATATTACTAAAAGAAATACTTTCTACAGATTGTACTCCTAAAACACTTCCTAGTAAATTATAAACTTCGGAAATTATAATGGGTTGATTTACCTGCCATCTATCTACATTAAAAAATTCTTTTAATTCTGTTATGCAATTAAGTATTACTTCTTCATTATTATAACTTTTAAAAGTTACTATTTCAAAGTCTACTCCAAAATTAATAATAAATGCATCTTTTATATTAACTGCATCTGTTAACATTCTATATTGTTCTAAATAAGTTGATAAGTTAGTTTTTGTAGCTGTATTTAATGTTGTTAATTTTTTATTTTTATCATATCCTAAAGTATATAAATTTAAAGCTAAAGGATTAGGAATTCTATTTGGTTCATTTGTTAATGGAGATATTTGATCATCTTGTGTTATATAAGCTTTAGCTACTCTTCCTAAACGAGCAGGCATAGATAAAGTTCTAACTAAATAATCTTCTTTTGTAACTGTTCGTTTTTGGGCTGAAAAAGCTGCCATTGCATTCATTCTTATTTCTTCTATTGAATCCCCTGTTCCTCCTCCTACTGCTTTTTCAGGATTGGTAACTGCTACTGAACTTTTTATAAAAGTTAATAAACTTTGATTTATATTGGGTTTATTACTTGTATTTAACTGTTCAATTTTAGTTATAGTATTTGAACTAACATTTGATTCTAATCCTCCTCCCACTAAATAAGTTACAGTTAAGGTTGTATTTGAAGGAACTTGTCCATATGCTTTTGTATATAAAAAATTAGACGGATCATATGCTACATCTAATTTAGATCTTCCATCTTTAATTCCTAGTCCAATATTATCTGGATTTGGTATGATATCTTCGTCTGCTTTATCTGAAATACCTGATCCAAATTGTAATTCTAATGTATTGTCTGTTTTAAAACGAGATACAAATCTTCTTGGTACTTTTTTTAATTTTAAAAGATATGGAGTTTGTTGATTAAATCCTTTTAATTCAGGATCATTAGCACCAGTATTAGGTACTTCTTCAAATATTGTGTCTTGAGCTAAATAAGGTACTTCACTATATGTTTTTCCATCTGTATCTATTACTGATTCTATAGAAATAACATCAGTATCAAATAAAGTTAAAGTTTTAAATTGTTCAGCTGCCCCCACATTAAATGTTTGTGTTTTTGTTTTAGCAGAAACTCCTAATGATGTCTTTTTTAATAAAAAATATTCTGGATTATTTAATGCATCATATTGATAAACACTAACTGTGGTAGGATCAAAACTAGATGAAAAACCAAAATCTACTTGATTTTCTAAATAAAAATCTATCCCGTCTGTTGATTGGAATAGAGAATTTTCGTTTACAATTAATGTATAATCAAAATCAGGTTTATATACTCCATCTACTAACTTAGAAGGTAATAATTGAAATATATCTAAATTAGTAGAAGCAGCTGTGGTTACTTTAGGTTTATATCCTAAAGCATAAGCTAAATTATATAAATTTTCTTTTTCTTGAGCTAATAACAAAAATGATTCTTGTAATTGAGTGTCTGTGTAAAAAGATAAAACATCTCCTACATATGATGCCATTTCTAAAAACATCATACCCGGAGATCCTTCACTAAAATCATTAAAAGTATTAGGATAATAGGTTTGAGTAAAATCTATTAATTGAGATTTAAAAGAGTTAAAATCTTTATTTAAATATTTAACGTCTTTATCTTGTGTTTTATTGGAAGTTTTTGAATATGATGCCATTATCTTTGTGCGTTAAAGTTTAATTGTATAGCATCTACCTCACTTGAAGGGTTATATCTATACACTATTTTTATATATAATATATGCTCATCTGGTGAAAATGTTGTATTAGCTGATATTAATGTTATTTCAGGTATATATATTTTTACCTGATTATCTATTCTTGATTCTAAACTATTTGTATCTATTTCTGTTTCAAATAATAAATTTTTTAAACCAACTCCAAAAGCAGGTAAATTTACTCTTTCACCAGGTTCTGTTAATAATACATTTATTAAGTTACTTTTTACTTGTTCTTTTTGAGTAAGTGTTTGATTAAAAACTCCATCAGCATTAAAAGGAAAAGCTACACCTATGGCTACATTTTTATTTAAATCTAGCGGATTAATTCTTATGTAGTTATCTATAGTAGGCATTTATTATAATCCTTTTTTCTTGTTGATTGCTTTCATTAAACCACTATAATCTCTTGTAACAGCATTTGCTACTGATTTAGGCATACCTGTTGTATCCATTGGTAAAGGGGCTGATGTTGAAAAAGGTTGAGATAAACTTACAGGAGCATTACCTGAGTTTAAATTTGTATCTCCTGCTGCTGTTTCATTTAGTAAGTCATTTAATGTACCATCAGACACAAAATTTTGTTTTTTACGTTGTTTTATAGGTTCATTACCCATGATTTTTTCTCTTAATGAAGTCTTTGTTGTTTCAGGAATTTCAACCATTTTTTCTTTATGTTCTGTAATTGTTGGTTTTAATTCATCACGTAAATCTTCTTTAAGTGTTTTTATTTCTCTACGTAACGCATAATCGATTTCTTCTCTAACTACTTTTCTAATTAGGTTTTCAAAGGTTTTTGCTTTCATT